AAGCCTTTGAACAATTCTCCGGAAAACAATTTTAAATATAGTGCTCTTCTAGCTGCGGTAGTAGTAGAAGCACCATTGTCTGCACCGGCAAAGGTTATACTTGAAGGATTGCCTGTGCTCTGTTGTGAAACAGCCATTGTTTTCAGTTAAAAATTAAGGATTTATATTTCTTTGTACAAATTTTTCTCGAGATTTTTTTGTGGTCTATCCCACCGTCTAGACGGCATAAGGTATCTCCGTAGAGGCTTGT